TGTACCTCACGTTGATTGACAACGCCTTTACGCCCTACAGGTCGATTCATAAGCTCGCCCAAAGACTTGTTCAGCTCTTCGTTCTCAGAACGAAGGTCTGTAATCTCTGTTTGGAAGCTCTTCATCATTTCTCCCATAGTGGAGATAGCTTTAATCAAAGTGTTTTGTTGCTTCGTAACGCCCATCATGGACTTTTCGATGCCCTCTAAAGAGAACCCGATTTCATCTGAGATAGCCGTTAAGAAGTCGGACACTTCAAAAGCTTGCTTCTGACCGTGGTCAGTAGCTAAAGACTTCGATAACTTAGATTTGCCGCCCTTTTGGTCGTCTTCCTCTTCGTCTTCTTGGTCTTCGTCCTCTTGGTCTTCCTTTTCGTCCTCATCGTCGTCTTCGGAACCAGCATAATCGTTGTCAGTGTCACCTTCTGGGTCGGTGTCATCGTCACCATCATGGTCTGGGTCTTTATCATCCTCTTCGTCGATGGACTTGCTTAGGAATTCCTCTTCGTCGGCATCAGCTTCGTCTTCGAAGTCAATCGCCTTCTGGAGTTCTTCCAAGTCTGCGTCTAACAGACTAGCCAATTTGTTTTCGGCTTCCTTGCTCATATTTTCACCCCCAAAGTTAATAACCAAAGATTTTAGTAGAGTATGTTTGCTTGCTATATACGAAGCGAACTCGTCCGCTTCTTCATAATCCAGTCCCTTCGAAAGAGCTTCTGAGAATGCAAGAATCTCAGCGTCTTCCGCGCTGGTTACGAACTCATTACGAAAGCTCTTATTGATAAGCGCCTTCTTAACGAAGCTTCGGAAATGCTCTAGCCATTCATCTTGTGGGTCTTTTTTCTTCTTGGCACCTTCGAGAGATTGCGGCATTACTTCGGCTATCGCTCCAGTATCCATGGACTTGTCCACGGGTTCCTCCGTGTCAATCCACAGCTCATGGTCTTTCGCAAAGCTCTTCGCAAGCTCTGCCCATGTGGTTGTGTTCACGGGGTTCATGGTTAAAACGACATTCCGAAGCACGGATTTTACAATCTTACCAGCCTTGTTGCGTGCTTTTACACTGCCTTCGATAGACCATCCCATCCGTCGCTTGGTATGCGACTTCTGAAGGTCGTTCATGGCTTCAATAGCCTGTGAAGTTAATCTTCGGTTGGCAAACAGCCGCCCTTTTACGAAGATACCGTTCACGGACTTCATCAAGGTTGGGTGCTCGAAGCGACCCACTTTTACCTCTAAAGGCTCGCCGATGAACTGCTCGGGATTCTTCCCATGTTCATACTTAATCCAGCCTTTTTCGAGGAAATAAGAGCAATCCATGCCTTCGGGTGTAATGGAATCATCTTCTTCATCCGTGTCATCCGAAGTCATAACGCCCTGAACGATGAAATCACCATTCTCGTCTACACTCACGGACTTCATAAGGTCGTGGTCTTCGATAGGCACGAAAACACTATAACTATCGTTTAATAGTTCTTGTCCCTTGTCCATTTGTCTCACCACCTTCCATCGGTAAATGCAAACAAGGACAGCCGTCAATACAGACACAATATGGGTAGGTTAGAGCTGGTGGAAACCTTGCCCAGAGATTATGTGTATTGAAGGCTGTCCTTGTAAATGGACTTCGTTGCCCTGTATTTTATGGTTAAGGTAGGCTCTGCCTACTATTTAAGGTACTATATGCAGTATATTCCAACGTTCCGAAGCCCGTCAACATATTTCTTCATCTTTGAACAAAATGTTGGGGCTTGTTCGACGGGGGAAGTTTGCTAACGTCTATCATGAGTGGGACACTTATTGTCGTTTTGCACGACGGGCATATGGCTGTAGCCGTGTCTCCATGAATCAGTATCATGCGACTTCGGACTTTTACGCCACCATCATTCGTTGTGTCGACTATGATACGATTGCAGTTAGGACAATTAAGCAAGTCTACTTCCCCCCTTTGATTATAACATCCATCTTCCGAAGATAGATATAAAAATATTAATCTATCTTATAGAGTTTTTTCATGTTCTCCATGTGGGTATTCGTATAGCCCACCTTCTTACATGATTGTATCAGATTTTCCCAGCAGTCGTGAACCATTTTATCACCTTCGGAATACCCCAACTTTTCTTCAGCCTGACTTCGGAAGGTCGTAAGATTATGGGCAAAATAGTTATAAGCAGAAGCGGCTTCGGCGGTGTTTTTTAGGGCACTGAAACTATCCTTATCGAACATTAGTTCTTTGTCATCCATATTATATACCCCCTATAGGTATTTTTTTAAAAAGAATTTTTTGAGAAATGCGATATTACGTACGAGTTCGTACGTAATTCTCGATGTCACAGCTATGTTGGTTTTAAAATTTGAAAAAAAGTTTTTTTATTTCAGAGGTGCAAAAAACTTTTTATAAAGTGACCCCCTATTTTTTCTTTCTGTCATCCCCAGTATTCAGTACGAACTCGTACGTAATATCGCATTTCTCGAAAATTTTTTCGAAGGGGAAGAGGTCTGACCTCTTCCTATCCTTCGAGTATCGAATCAATATACCCCCCACCTACAGCAGAACCACCAATTTCAGTGCTTTCTCTGCCGCGGCGACAGCTTTTTTTCCTTCGACGGCTTGACTTCCGCCTGTTGGCTTCTTGATGTCTGACATGTTCATGTTCTTCTTCGGCTTGGCTCCAGCACGGTTTTTCTTGCCCCTTGTGAAGGCTTTTTGACCGTATCCGAGTTCGCCTTGCGTGTCCCCGTACTTCTTGGACTTCTCTTTGTTCCGTGTAGCTTCGGTGACTTCTTTAATCGTGTTCATCTTCTTATCCTGAGCATCGAACATGAAGTCTTCCATCGTGCCCGGCATATGAAGGGATTCTACCCTTACACTGTTCGCACGTCCGACTTGCTCATGTGTTTTCGCAGAGTCTGAACGTCTTACGCGGGCAGTGAACTGTGCCATCTTCTGCGGGTTCCAGTCTTGGTCATAATGAATCATGTAATGAGCATTACCGAAGTCAACGCCTTCTTTACCCGCTGGGGACACTGTAGTCGCCCAAAGGTGCCCTTGGTTGTTGGCATAGTCTTTCTTGTTTCCGCGGAATCCTGTCTTCGTATCCTCACGGTCATCTGCGTCTCCCGTGAAGCGTCCCGCTCCGAATTTGTCTCCTACCTTGCCAGCCCATCTTTGAAGCTCTGGATGGTCATTCTGGAGCTCTCTGAGCACACCATCGACGATGTCTGTACCGAATGTGGTATAACCGCTCTTGACGACGACCTTCGGCATCAATTCGACTTTGCCTTCGGAACGGCGCTGTGCGTTTTCCTGAGCCAGTGAATCTAAGTAGCCGCTGATACGCTCCTTCAGGTACTGAGCCTTCGGATTGTTTTTGTGAAGCGGTGGAAGAAGCTTCGGTGAGCCGTCTTCGTTCTTCAGATAGCCGCCCTTCCCGTCGGACTCGTAATACAGCTTGTTTCCGTATCTATCAAGCTCATGTGGGATTGGGTCGCCCTTCTTATCAGAAGGTGCTTCGCTTTGTGCGTTGGTTTCATCGGATTCGATGGCATTTCCGCCGCCCGGTACATACATCTTGTGTGCCAGCGGTGCATTTAGGTACTTCTGAAGCTTCTGCATGGCAGTCAGGTAGTTTTGGCTTCCCTTCTTGCCTGTGTTGTCAATACCCGTCCGTACAGCTTGGCTAAGCTCTTTCAGCTTCGATTCTGGCAAGTACTTCTCCTGAAGCTGGTTATAGGTGTCATACATCTTACCGACGGTGCTGTTCTTATCGTACTTCGGTGTGAAGGTGTTGACCTTGTACTCGTTATCTGAGCCTTCGTCAACCGTCTGCTCTTTCTGGTCGAAGTCGACGACGCTGTGCTTCGTACCATAGTAATCCGTCGTTTGATGGTCGCGGCTTCGGTTGACTAAGTTACCAACGAAGTCCTCACGCGGGTTCTCATTATCCGTAGCCGAGCCAGACAGATTCGGGAAGTGAATCTTCGAACCGTCGTTGTAGGTAACATCTTCACCGCTTCGGAACTGCACGACGTTTGCCAG